CCATGAGTCCGGTTGCTCCTTTAGCTTACGTGGACATCGTCTGTCCATCGGATGTTTAGTGTCTTTGCTCATCGTCTCGCCTTATACTCAGACGTAGAGACGAGTTACTGAACTGCAGGTGCCTCTTCCTTAGGCTGCTCTTGAACTGCTGGTTTAGCTGCGGTTACATCTTTAGGCTCTTCTTTAGCTGGAGGAGTAGGAACTGTACGAACACCAAGAACTGTAACCTCGTGGGTGTCCTTGCCGATCTTAAGTTCTGCCTTGTCGCCAACTTTTAGACCCTTTAACTTCTCTTGAGCTTCAGGATTACCAGATTCATCTAGCTTGAACTTAGTTCGAAAGACGGACTTGGATTTATCTTCTTTACACTCAGAAGTCAAGATGACCACACTATCTTCAGCAACAACATCTGCAACTGTGTAACCTCTCTCTTTATCTTCTTTGTCTGACGCCTTCTCATAGTCTTCTAACTTGAGACCCTCTGCAACCTTATCAAGCTCCTCTTTGTTAAATTTTCCAGATTGCACCATGGCAAGAGTACGATACTGAATGTCGTTCAGGACCCCCATCGCATTGCCAATGTCGGCGTCCATTCTTTGGAAGCTCTGACCAAACTGCTGTAAACCCATCTGCATGACCCGAACTGCCATCTGCAAGTTCTGAACCATCTGGGCTAGTTGTTTAAGCTGATCTTTCTTACTTGCTTGTTTTTGTTGTCTAAAGCCGTTTTTCATTTTCCCTCCGCTTTATCTTTGATTCTTTTACAATATAGCTTCAGTATTTCTACCTCGGCCTCAGTAAAACTCTTAGCTTCTCCACCTAATAATATATTAAGTCTATCGGTTAAGAATTCTCTCACATCGTTCTCAAGTGTATCAAATATTCCACCCTTCTTTTTTATAATGCGGGCAGACAGTACACCATTGATAGCGTTGGCAGTCTCCAACTTCGATATAGGATTAGGCTGATCAACTTTTTTACTTTGAGTCTTATCAACCTTAGGTGCTTCAGTTGGTTTATCCTTCATCTGCTCCCTAATAGACTGATTTCTCTGTAACAACATATCAGAAGATATAAAGTCTGTAAGCTCTTTCTTTTCAAAGTTATAGTCGGTGCTAACTAGCTCGAACAATGCCCTAGCTTTAGCGAATTGCTTACGATCCATCGGCTCTTTGTTCTCGACACATCGACGCCAATGTAAATCTACATTCTTATCATACATCAGGATGCGTCTTGCTTGATTCTGTTCTTCAATTTCAATAAGTGCATCCATGTCGTCTTGTGTTAGCTGTGGCTCTCGTCCGTATACTTCTGGCCATACGAACTCACCATACGGCGAGCGATCAAAGATAACATCTTGGCCGGAGTGATTAACATATAGCTCCATCAGCTCATCGATATAACCAGGACCAACATAACCTGATTGGAGATACTTCTTGTCTGGTGCTTTCATGTGGACTACTTTAAATCCACGCTCTTGATATAACTCAGCAACAGTTGATTTGCCGGTTCTATCTAGACCTTCTAATATAATCCAAGCCACATTTAACTCCTGCGATCATTATACTAATCGTTACAGACGCATTATGTAGAAGTTGCAGACCATGTCTAATGCTGTCCTGGAGCTAATCACCTGTAATCTATTTAATATGTGGATGAACTTAAGGCGCTCTTGCCACTGGATCACAGAATAGATAGCTCCAGTGGGTTTATACAAAATTAAATCGTCTTCCCTAGCTGACATACTAGTAGTAGGTGCGACTATCAATGTTTACTCGTCTTCTTTGTTTATTGGGTTGGCAACGGACTGACCACCTATACTTAGTGGTTTAGCGGCAGCTCCAACTGCTTTAGCTGACTGCTTAAGAGACTCACCGACTGCGGCATGGGCTCCAGCGTTCTTCATCTGTTCTTGCTCCATCTTATGCTTCTCTTCTTCACGTTGATGTTCGCCCTCAGCATGCTTAGTCTCTACTTCCTGAGTTTTTGCCTGCGCTTCCATCTGCTGCTTCATCATCTCATCTTGCTTCTTCTGACGATCGATAGTTAATAGTAGTTGCTGCCATCCCATGAATGCTGGATCAGCTGGAAAGTATTGGAGCTCACGCTTCTTAGCTGCATCTTTGTCACCAAAGAACTTTTCTCTAATCTCACCTTTAGTCATGTTCTTCTCGATCATCATCCAGTAGGCTTGATTTAGCGGAAGATCAGCGCCCTCAATATTAAGGCACTCTTTCTGAGCTGCACGAAGCAGATCGTTCATAGAAGAGTGAACAGTCATCTCAGCTTGCAACTGGGCAACCTGAGTCTGAGGAGTTTCATCTCCGTAGCCAACGAACTCAAACTTATACTTAGCTGCCAACTCAGGATCAATAGATGGGACAATATCACAGTTGATGAAATCCTCAAAGAACATCAAGATTGGCTCGAAGCCTCTCTCGCGAGAGAATTCGATCTTCTCCGACTGACTCTTTTGGCCAGACATGGCTCGTCCAGTGGGCGAGATAAGATAGTCAAGTCCGATCTCAAGTGGATCTATCTGAAACTGAGAACAGATGGCTCTTAATATGTGATTGTTGAAATTGATGTATTCCATCTCTCTGGCATTGCCGGCAAGTGGAACCCATTGAACCTCTTCAAGTCCTGCTATGATAGGTGTTTTCCATGCATGCTGTGCACCCGAGATGTTGTTATAGAACATGCGTCTAAATGAGTGCATCTGACTTTGAGTAACTGTACCCTTAAGGTGAAGAATACCGCGTGATGCCTGGCCGTGTGTAAAGAAGTTAGAGTTGTAGTTCTCAACGTTCAAGTGGTTAGTAATGTTGATAATTGCTAGCTCAAGTAATGAGTAGCAGTAGCCATTTGAATCAGCAAAGTTCTGAGGATTAAATAACTTGAAGACCATGTCCTCATCACCAAATACAGCTAAGGTTCTATTGTCGTATGAAGTTTGGATATACTTAAAGTAGTCTATGTCTACTTCATTTACTTGCTGCTTTGCACGAGGATCATTGTCGGTGCTGTAGTTTCTATATATTGTCTTGGCGCTCTTAAGCTCTCTCTCGATCATCTCTCTAGATGCGCGCTTATTTATAAGGTAAACTGACTCAGCTGGAAGTGGACGAATTCTATGAAGACCTTTTCTTCTTGTCTTGATCTTCTCAACAGCTATATGTCCAAACGTTAGGGCATCACGGACAGTCATCTTTAAGAACTGACCAAACAACATCCTATCGTCCTCTGGAACGTTCTTAGTGCGTCCACAGTGGTATATAAAGTCTTCTAGGTTTCTGATGTTCTCTTCATCCTGCGGAGTCATCTTAGCTCTAGGATCACGAGTTACAAACCTAAACCCAGGCTTAAATATGTCATGGGAGACACGGGAATACCGTGTAAGAGTGTCACATCTATTCTGGATAATCACTGAACAGACCCAGTCACGTACAGATACATCCTTAAGCGTCTTATTAGACAGCCTGGACATCCTGTGGCGAAACACCACACTCTGGCTAAGGTGCTCAAAGTACGGGTCATCAATGATGGCCTTACGCCCAATTTGCTCACTAGGGCTCTCATCTAGCTGTGGCTGATTAGGGAGCTTATCGGCATCTGCCTTAAGCAGATCACCAACGTCGTCCATAATTCTCTTTTTAAGCCAGTCATCATACCAACTCATGGTTCACCTTATTGCCTTTGCTTAAGTTATCACCAGCAGGAAGTATTTGCAAATTCCACGGTACATGCAAGCCGCATAACTTATCGTGCACAAGTGGATAAATATGATCCACATGATATATTATACCAGTTTCAAGTGTCAGCCTGTCCCGCTCGCGATATATCTCTACAATCTGCCTTTTATGTTCATTTGTTAACCATGGTGGCGTAGCCTTTAACTTTTGTGCTCTTCTAAAATTCTCTCTTGCACAGCATTCAGCTTTATGTCTACGGTCGTAATCTTTAGCTATATTGCGACATTTATCTAAATTACGCTCTCTATAGGCGTTTTTATACGTAGATATAAGCTCCTTATTTCTTCTGTAATATTCTATATGATAATTTGCTGCACGAGGTTTATAACTAATCTTGCAACAATCTTTACATCTTGATTTAAGTTTGAACTTGCCGTTTCCTTTATGGAAACTATCAAACGGCAGTTCTTTATTGCATGGACCGTTGCATTTCTTTAACATATCAATCATTATACCATGTGTTAAAAGCTCCACAAAAATCCACCATCGCCACCCACTCCACCATCTCCATCGTCATCATCACCCTGGATCTCACTGGGCTTGCCGATCTTGCCTACTTTTGAGCGATCTTCCTCGTCATTAAACTTAATACCTTGCGACTCAGCAAACTCAGCCGCCGATGGGGTACGTCTAAACTTATTGTCATGAGTGGTAGTTGGAGTGTTATACTCGCCACTACCGTCAGCCATCATAAGCGTCGACTTACCTAATAACATGGATAGTGGGTATCTTAGAGCATCCAGCCAGTGATCGTTTGCACTCTCTGGTGTTTCCGTAACTAGGCCGGCAGCATCTAGTTTAAAGTGATAAAGCAAGAACTCATTTATGATATTTCCGCCAAATTCCTTGCAAATGAATATTTTCGGCTCCTGGGT